CAGGCTGGTTATGCTAACGCTACCGTCGTTGCTGGTGCTAACGGCAACGTTGGTACATTTCCAGCAGCTAATACCAACGCTGAAAATGGTATTTACAACTTCTCTGGCGGTGTTGTTACAACACTTGCTGAAGGACTTGGTTCGAACGCATCTGCAGTCTTCCCTGAAATGGCTTTCTCGATCGAGAAGGTTTCGGTTGAAGCAAAGAGCCGCGCTCTGAAGGCAGAATATTCGCTAGAACTAGCTCAGGATCTTAAGGCAATTCACGGCCTCGATGCTGAAACAGAACTCAGCAACATCCTTTCCGCTGAAATTCTAGCTGAAATCAACCGCGAAGTTATCCGTACCATCATCACAACAGCCGTACGTGGCGCTGCTTCTGGTACAACAACAGCTGGTATCTTCGATCTTGACACCGATTCAAACGGCCGTTGGTCAGTTGAAAAGTTCAAGGGTCTTATGTTCCAGGTCGAGCGTGAAGCTAACGCAATTGCTAAGGCAACTCGTCGTGGTAAGGGTAACATCATCATCTGTTCTTCGGACGTTGCTTCCGCACTTCAGATGGCCGGTGTTCTTGACTACGCTCCTGCTCTTAACTCCAACAACCTAAACGTTGACGATACCGGCAACACCTTCGCTGGTGTTCTTAACGGTCGCCTTCGCGTTTACATCGATCCATATGCTGGTAACAACTTCATGGTTGTAGGCTACAAGGGTTCTAGCGCATTCGACGCTGGTCTCTTCTACTGCCCATATGTTCCACTTCAGATGGTTCGTGCGGTTGATCCTAACACCTTCCAGCCAAAGATTGGTTTCAAGACTCGCTACGGCATGGTCGCAAACCCATTCGCTGAAGGTTCGAGCGATTCGGCTCTTGGACGTATTGTACAAGACAGCAACGTTTACTATCGTCGCTTGATCGTCAACAACCTTATGTAAGGTTGATAATAAAAAAGTAGTAGTACTTACTGAGAGGGTGGCTTCGGTCACCCTCTCTTTTTGTCTATATAAATAAGACTGTATAGTATTTGCTGGACCACATAGTGATTATATGGGAGTTCATGAAATGGGGCAACAGGATAATGCAGAACATAGAGCAGAATAATCTCTCACTACTCAATTTTAAATTCAAGCTCGACCGAACACCTCAGATTGAATATAGAATACAGACTGTCGAGCTGCCGGGACTAAGCCTGGGTAGTGCAGACCAGCCGACTCCTTTCGTTACCATCCCAAGACCCGGCAATCTATCATACAACGATCTCAATATTACATTTCTTGTCGGTGAAAATCTACGAGATTATCTCAGCGTATTCGATTGGATGGTTGCACTCGGCAAGCCAGACAACTTTGAACAGTATCGCGACTGGTTCTCAGATTGCAATGTGTTTGTTCTAAACAGTAATCTCAAACCCGTATTCAGTTACCGCTTCACTGATGTCTATCCGATCGAATTGTCGGGCATCAATTATGACACGACACTTTCAGAGGTTCAGTATGCAACTGCGACCGTAACATTTAAGTACACAAGATTTTACATAGATCCTATTAATAACAGTTGATTATATGTCAGGAATGACGTATATTGAGATTGAGGTTTATTAGGAGTTGTCATGAGACTTGAAGACATTATAAGTGCGTGGGAAGTAGATAGCAAGATCAATCGCGACGATCTCGATAACGAATCTTTGGCTGCTTCGACACTACACCACAAGTATCACAAAATTTTCACGCACGAGCGTATTCTAATGCGTAAGTATGAGTTTCAACATAAGCAATTGCGGCTCGAGAAGTTTGAGTTCTATACTCAAGGTCCTACACGAGAAACCCAGGAGAAGGGTTGGCAGTTGCCGCCTGCCGGTAAAATACTTAAGGCAGATGCTAACAATTACGTAGATGCCGATAATGATGTCGTAGAGCTAGCTTTGAAGGTAGGTCTACAACACGAAAAAATAGAATTGCTTGAGTCAATTATTAGATCAATTATGAATAGGGGCTTCCAGATCAAAAATGCGATCGACTTTATGAAGTTCCAATCGGGGTTCTAATGACAGACATACATTTAGAGTATCACAATTATACGCACTGTAGAATCCAATGTGATTCCGGCATTCTGATGGAGTTGTCGGATCATTTGACTTTCTTTAAAGACAACTATAAGTTCGATCCAAAGTACAAGGCGCGTATCTGGGACGGGAAGATTCGTCTCGTCAATAGACTGACTCGGCTCGTCTATGCAGGCCTCGCGCAGAACATAAAGAAGTTCTGTGACGAGAGAGACTATACGTTCTCATTCGACGATCAATTCCTTTATGATAACGTCTCTGTCAAAGAAGTAGAAGACTTCATGAAGTCTCTCAACCTACCCGATTGGTTAGAGGTTAGATCGTATCAGGTAGATGCTATCGTAAAATGTCTTCGGTCCCGCCGCCGCACTCTGCTCTCTCCTACATCATCGGGCAAGTCGTTCATCATCTACGTCATCAATGAATGGTATCGCCAGAAGCATGACACCAAGTCTCTTATCATTGTGCCGACAATTGGTCTTGTCAAACAGATGCAGTCCGACTTTGAGTCGTATGGATATACCGGCACATTCAATACATCGATCGAAGGTTTGAATAAAACGAACGGTCATGAATTTGATACCACGATCACGACGTGGCAGTCGCTAGACAACGGAAAGAAGAAGCTCCCCAAGGAATGGTATGACCAGTATCAGGTAGTGTTTGGAGATGAGGCACATGGTGCGAAAGCAATGACGCTCGTCAACATTCTCTCGTCGATGGTCAATACACCGTATCGCTTTGGTACGACAGGTACGCTTGATAACTCGGAACTTAATAAGACGACGATCTACGGACTATTTGGCGCGCCCTATAGAACAACGACTACACGTGAGTTGATTGATGATGGACACGCTGCCGATATTAAGATCAAGTGTATCGTTCTAAAGTATTCAGACGCTGAACGCAAAGAGTTTCATAAGCCCATCCAGGATAAGAAAACAAAGCAATCGAGAAAGCGCAACTACCAAGAAGAGGTAGACTATCTCGTAGAGCACACAAGAAGAACGGAGTTCATTCGCAATCTTGCACTGAGTCTAAAGGGCAACAAGCTCGTCTTCTTTAGACTTACGGATCATGGTGAGGCGCTATACGAAAGTCTAAAGGACCATTCGAACGTATTCTATATCGACGGTTCCGTAAAGGGTAACGAGAGAGAACTTATTCGTAAGGCTATTGAAGAAGAAGAGAACGCGATTCTCGTCGCCTCCCTGGGAACTACATCGACCGGTGTCAGCATCAATCGTCTGCATCACATGATCGCGGCATCACCTTCTAAGTCTAAGATCAAGGTCCTACAGTCGATCGGACGTATGCTTAGACAGCATGATGAGAAGACACACGCTGTCCTATACGACATTGTCGATGACCTGTCACATGGCAAGCAACGAAATTACACGTTGCTTCATTTTGAAGAACGTGCTAAGATATATGATCAGGAACGGTTCGATTATAAGATTTATACTGTGGGGTTGAAATAATGTATCTTGTTTTGAAGATCGTCTCGGGTGAAGAGGTGATCGGTGTGTTAGCCGTAGAGAATATGGTTGAGACCCACAATCTCGAATATTTTGAGCTGACCGATCCGATGTGGATCGTGGCGGACCGAGAGGGTTCGATGAAACTACGTTCGGCTACGATATTAGCCGCAGAGAATCGATTGGTCTTCTGCCCCGAAAATGTGATCGCCGCTTATATGCCCAGTCAGCCACTCATTGAATACTATAAAACCGCAACGGGATACACCCAAAAATACACTCAAGTCGATATCGACAAGCAGATTCATCTCGCCACCGAAGAGCTTGCACAGGCAACCAAAGAGGCAGAAGAGTTCGAATCTAATCTTACAAAATTCATAGCAAAAGCGTCAAAAGTGTCGATACACTAAGGAAAGTATACATGAAAGACAACCACTACGTAGACAATAAGCGTCTATATACAGAAATGATCAAGTATGTACGGGAATACACCGATGCGGTAGAGAGTGGCGCAGAGGTACCCAGGGTATCGAAATACATCGGCGAATGCATCTGGTTGATCGCCAATCGCCTTGCGACGAACCGTAACTTCGTTGGTTATACATATAAAGACGAGATGATTGGTGACGCGATCGAAAACTGTCTGCGTTACATACACAACTTCAATCCCGAGAAGTCGAACAATCCGTTTGCATACTTTACCCAAATCATGTACTATGCATTCCTACGACGCATTGAAAAAGAGAAGAAGCAGACCTATATTAAATATAAAGCCATGCAAAACTCTGCTACTATGAATACGTTAGTAGAGTTGGCGCCAGGCGATCAATCACACTTTAACGCTGTACTACTCACTATGGATCATGATAAGCTTCGCACCATGTCAGAGAAGTACGATGCAAAACAAATAGCGAAGAAGCCCGGGAAGAAGAAAGGGCTAGAGAAGTTTATAGGAGATGAAGATGAGCAGATTTAATGCTGTTCCCATTATTATTCAACAGATGGTAGAATC